CCTCCCCCACCACCAAGACCAGCATGGGGCGGTGGCGGATGGGGTGGTTGGAGTCCAGGACCAAGACCTATCTGTTTTGTTGCTGGAACTCAGGTGCGCATGGCAGATGGTTCTAATAAGAATATCGAAGATGTTGAAATTGGAGAAGAAGTTCTCGGTCAGGATAACGCAGTTAATAAAGTTTTAGATTTTGATCACAATCCATTAGAAGGTAAAGCACTCATCGGTATTAATGGTGCTGGCGCATTTATGACTAAAGACCATCCGTTGATGACACGAGAGGGTTGGAAGGCATATGATTCTGAACTTGTTAAGCAAAACAAGGCAGAACTTGCACACTTAATGACGAACGGTAATCTTCAAATTGGAGATGAAATTCTTACCGTTGATGGTTCTTGGATGGAAGTTACTTCTCTTGAAGTTTTCCTAGACGAACCAGAGCAAACAGTATACAACTTTGTTTTAGATGGAAATAACACTTATTTCGCTGATGGACTTCTAGCACATAACCGTGGTGGTTGTTGTTTTGTTGCTGGAACTCCTGTTACTATGTCTGACGGAAGCACTAAGAAAATTGAAGATATTGAAATCGGTGAAGTTGTATTAGGAAAAGATAACCAACACAACACAGTTCAAAGTTTCATTAGACCAAAACTTGGCAAAAGAAAACTTATGGGCGTGAATGGTAGTGATGCATTTGTTACTGCTGATCACCCACTTTGGACTCAGGATGGTTGGAAAGCACATGACATAGAAACCAATAGAAAACTCTATCCTCATCTTGATATGGCAGGTGCTCTTGAAGTTGGCGATAAATTATTAAACACTGCTGGTGAATGGACTGAGATTGAAAGCATTGAAACTTTTGCTGGTGATGAAGAGTTGCAAGTTTACAACTTCTCATTAAATGGAAACAAAACATATTTCGGCAACGATATCTTAGCGCACAATAAAGGTGGAGGTGGTGATCCTTTAGCACAGTCCTTTGATGTTATACCAGATAATTCAATAGATGGAGTTTATGTAACTAAAGTAGATCTATTCTTTGCAAGAAAACATAGTTCTTTGCCTGTTATTCTCGAAATTAGGGAAATGGAAAATGGAGTTCCAACTAAATCAATTGTTGGGCAAAAAGTTCTTTATCCTGCTTCAGTTAATGTTTCTGCTGATGCTTCTGTTGCAACTACGTTTACGTTTGATAATCTAGTTTTTCTGAATTCTGGAAAAGATTATTGCCTAGTTGTTACTCCTGGTGCAAACAATGAAGAATATGAAGTTTGGATTGCAGAGATGGGTGGAGAAGATGTTCTATTACCAAACGTATTAATAAACAAACAAACTGCTTCTGGCGTGTTGATGGTTTCTGCTAATGATAGCACTTGGTCTAACTATCAAGATGAAGACATGAAATACACCATATATACTGCCAAGTTTAACACTGGTTCTGCTACAGTTTATATTGATAATGATGAGATGGATTATCTCACAATTGATAAACTTGATGGAAACTTACAAGTTGGTGAGAATGTAGTTGCCGAGTCTGTATTGACTTTTGCTAACAATCAAACAATTAGTGTTGGTGATATTATTAAGTCTAAGCATGCTGCTAATAATAATTCAGTTAGACATGCTGGATATGCCAACGGTGTTGTTAGGCAAGTTGTTGGATCAAGTTCAGGTAGTGTAACAGTTAAGGTTGATCCTTTCGGTACATTCTCTACGACAGCAACTGGTAATACTAATAACTTGTATGTTGATGGAACTTGGGTTGGTAATACCAGCGCATTTACAGCGAATACTGCACAAGGTACAGTTTCCTTCTACTATGGCGTAGCAGGTAAGATGCATCTAAGCAGTAGTGCTGGTGGATTTGCTAATGGTTATGTTAGAGGTCAAACATCAGGTGGTTCGGCAAGAGTTGTTAGTGTTGACAACTTGGTAATGAATACACTTGTTCCTAAACTGCCAGTTATTACTCATGCTAACACTGGTGCTACGTTTAGCGTAAGATCTACTTCTACTGGAGGAACTATTTCTTCTGGATGGAAGAGCGTAACACTGGGAACTGACAATAATTTCAAAGACGGTGAAAAGAAAGTGTATTCATATTCAAATGAAACATCTTTGAGTGCTGTAAATGGATCAACTAAGAGTTTAATGTTAAGGGCGATATTATCTTCAAACAATGATAATGTTTCACCTGTTATTGACATGAGTCGTGCTAATATGCTTATCGTTGAAAATGAAATTAATAACGATGCTACTGATGAGCACAAGACATATGGTAATGCTAAGATGCGTTATATGAGCAAACCTGTTGAATTAGCAGATGGTCAGGATGCTGAGGACTTAGTTGTCTTTATGGATGCGTACAAACCTGTTAATTCTGATATTAAAGTTTATGCTAGGTTGTTGAATGCTGAAGATGGTGAGACTTTAGAGGATAAAGACTTCACTTTGATGACTCAGATCACAGCATCAAATACTTTCTCTAGCGGACTTGATGGAACAGACTTCAAAGAGTTTGAGTTTGGATTCTCTGCCAATACTAATGGTCAAGGGTTCTTAACTTCAGCAAATAATTTTGCGAGACTAAATAGTGCTAATAGCAATGTTGTAGCATATCGTGGTACTGATGGTTCGATTTATCATACCTATAAGACATTCGCTCTCAAGATTGTTATGACTTCTGCTGGAACTCATATTGTTCCTAAAGTTGATAACGTTAGAGCGGTGGCATTACAAAAATAATTATGAGTGAAATACCACAAATAGTACCAATTAAAGATCAAGATGCACTTGTAAGAGATAATGAAAGTGGCGCAGTGCTTAACACAGACCTGCATGCTCTTAAGAGTTATCGAGCAAAAAGGGATAGAGATAGAAAAATGCAAAAAGAGTTTGAACAGATGAAGGATGATATGTCTGAAATAAAATCTCTTCTTGCTCAACTTGTAAATAGAGACTAAACATGACTGTAAGCGTATCCAATACAAATCTTGTAGATTCCTTTAATACATGGCGTCTTAACACGAACTTACTTGCCACCACTGTTAGTAACAACGTTGTAACAGTATCAAGAGCAGGTGGGGCAAATCGTGGAGGCGCTGCAAAAGGTAATGGACATGTCAGCGGTACGTTTTCTGCGACTAATCTAAGAACCAGTAATCTACGAGCAGGAAATACTACTTCTAAACTTTCAGTTCTTACATTATCTTCTAATGTATCTGTCAATGCTACGACGGTTCAAGTATATGCTAACACAACGTTTCATGGTAATGTTGTGTTTGACACTGTTGGTACTGATCGAGTTGACTTTGGTGATATTTCAAGATGGCGTTTGACTGGTGGTTCTAAAGGGCAATATCCTAAGTTCATTGGAACAGATCAGATTGACTTTGTTGATCTTACACTTCGTCAAGTAAAAGATTTATCATCTAACTCTGCGCACCTTATTCTTTCTGCTGCGAATACAAGTTTTGCTGAGGAAACTAACTCTCCTCACTTAGTATTTGCTGGTGGTAATAGCAACGGAGACAGAGTTGATCTGTATCTAAATGGTGATGCAACTGCAGGCGATAGTGATTTCACGATTCAGTTAGCAGACAATGTTGGCGATTCAACGATGAGAATTGCTAACAGAGCAAATACAACATTAGTTACAATATCAAGTATTGGTGCTGTTACAGGTAATACGTTTATAACGAACACTGGAGAAACATTAGCGACTTCTGGAGAAGCAATCGCACTGGCAATCGCACTGGGGTAAGGCATGGGAACTAAAGCAAACATTACAGTTGATCAGGGAACAGATTTCACCACCACGATTACAGTGACTGATGAAAACGGAACAGTTCAAAATTTAACTGGATACACTGGTGCTGGACAGATAAGAAAGCATTATCTGTCAGAAAATGCGATAGACTTCACTTTATCTTTTGGTTCTCCCAGAACTGATGGTCAAGTGACAATAGCACTTGATAGAATTCAAACTGCAAACTTGGAAGCAGGAAGATATGTTTATGATGTAGAGTTGACAAGTTCAGCAAACACTACTATACGATTGGCAGAGGGAATTGTAACTGTAACACCACAAGTAACGAGGTAACAAAATGCCAATAGTTGCTAAATTGACCAGTGGTTCAACTCTAAGTGCCAAGTTGACGAGTGGGTCTAATACTCTCACATTAAAAAATGCTGGAACTTCTGGCAACAGATTAGATGCTTTGTCAGATGTCGACACAACTAACTCTTCTGCCAATGGTTCTATCTTGGTTTATAATAGTTCAACTGACACTTACGTTCAGAGAGACGTATTAAGTTACGATATAGATACTGGTGCCTTTAAACTTGACGGTGGAGAGGATGGATTCTAATGGCAAATACCGTAATACAGATACGGAGAAGTCAATCCACCAATGTCCCACCTAGTCTGGCGAACGGTGAGATAGCATATTCGTTCTCCTCTAACAAACTATTCATTGGTCAAACAGATACAACTGGTTCAGCAACTAGCGTTGAGTGGATTGGCGGTAAACTCATTGTCGACAAAGTCGCTAATCTAGAATCACAAGTTGCTACAATACAAGCTGGTTCATCAACGCACTCTAATGTCACTATTACAAATGTGATGACTGTTTCTAATGCTACAAATAACTCAGTGTTATTTGCAAAGGCAGGTGGAATTATAGATTATGTCACAGGAAGCAGTGGTCAAATTTTACAAATAGCATCGAACAATACACCATCTTTTGGAGATTTAGATGGGGGATCATTTTAAGGAGATACAGTGAAGGATTATCTTAATGAAGTGGGTGATTATGCTTCTTTGATTGTTGATCTGAAAGAAACTATCAAGCAACAACAAAAAGTCATAAAAGATCTTCAGTCGCAAATAGCAATACAAAATGCAATGAAGATACCAGTTACTGTTGCACTACAAATTGTAGAATTAACTGATATAATTGAAGCATATAAGAAGTACGCTCCAGTTTCAGTGGTTGAAATGATTGAGAAAAAAATTCAACCAAAAAGAGGTGGAGTGAGTAAGAGTTTAAAAGGTTTACCTGTAGTTGAAAGAGTACAAAGAAAAAATTTAGAACCGCCTAAACCAACAAGAAATGGTTTAAGTAAAACATTAAAAAATACTAAATAGTGTATTGAATAATAAGAAAAATTTATCAGGAGATAAAGCATGGCATCAATTATTAAACTAAAAAGAAGTGCTACTTCGGGGGCAGTACCAGGATCCCTGCAAGAAGGCGAAATTGCCGTCAACTTATTTGACAGAAAGATTTATGTTGGTAACTCTGCTGGTGTCACTGCTATTGGTGGTGTTTCTGGTTTTGCTGCTGATATTCTAACAGAAATTAAAACAGTAGACGGTGCTGGTTCAGGATTAGACGCTGATTTACTTGACGGACAACAGGGTTCCTATTATGCTGTTGCCGCAACAGAAAACTCAAGACTTGCTAACACAAATGCTTATATTGCAACTAAATTAGACAGTTCTTCATATACCGCATCTGATGTTTTAACTAAGATTAAAACCGTTGATGGTGCTTCTTCTGGTTTAGACGCAGACTTACTCGATGGTCAGCAAGGTTCTTACTATGCAGTTGCTGCTACTGAGAATTCAAGACTCGCTAACACTAATGCATACATTGCCACGAAACTAGATTCTTCTTCCTACACAACGGCAGACGTTCAATCTAAGGCAGCACTTGCTAATACAAATTCTTATATTGCCACGAAACTTGATTCAAGTTCTTACACAACTGCTGACGTTCAGTCTAAGGCAGCGTTGGCAAACACTAATGCTTACATTGCTACAAGAGCATCTGAAGCAGATTCATTAGCAAGACTTGCTAACACTAACGCATACATCGCAAGCACACTAACTTCTGCTCAAAACTTAGCAGGTTCTAGACTAGGTGCTACTGCTTCTGTTACTATTACTGGTGACGTTGCTGGTTCAGGTTCTTTCTCAAGTAATGCTGTAAGCATCTCAGTAACACAGCAAAATAACTCGGTTGACTTGGGAACGCATACAACTGGTAACTACGTTGCAACTGTTTCTGGTACTGCTAACGAGATTGAAGTATCTGGTTCTGGTTCAGAAACTGCAGCAGTCACGATTGGATTACCAGATAATGTCACGATTGGTAACAACCTAACAGTTTCAGGTAACACTCATATTGATGGTAACTTGACTGTTGAGGGTGCAACAACTTATCTATCAACTTCTACCGTCTACACTGACGATGGAATGATGAAGTTGAATGCGAATAACGCAGCGGATACAATTGACTCTGGTGTTTATAATCTTTACATTGAGTCATCAACAAGCAAGTATGCTGGTTACTTCCGTGACGCAACTGATGGCGTGTTTAAGTTCTACGATGGACTTCAAACAGAACCATCAACAACAGTGAACACTGGTGCTACTGGATATGCATTAGCACAACTTGATGCAATCATTGATGGTGGTTCGTACTAAATAGATTTGTAAATAGGGGGAGGGTTATCCCTCCCTTTTTATTATTGCCTACATAGGCACTGAACAAAGAAAGTCATAGATATGGCGTCGACTATTAAGGTCAAACGCTCTGCCGTACAAGGCAAAGCACCGACCACTGGCAACTTAGAAACAGGCGAAATAGCGTTAAACACACGTGACGGTCGCTTATACTCTAAAGGCACGCAAGTATTCGAAGTTGGCGCAAATACACACTCTGTTTTCGTTGGAACTGGCGGTGCTACATTTGCGAATGGAGCATTCAGTCTTCCTACATCCGACGGTTCTGCTGATCAAGTCATAAAAACCAATGGTAGTGGTGTATTAAGTTGGGTAGATCAGAGCGGAGGAAGTTCTTCTACTCAAACGATGGACTTCTATGACTATAATGGTGCTCTTGATACAATTACTATCACTGGAAGTTCCTTCTCATTCTATGATTCTACTGGAACCCTAGACGAAATATCTTTAGGCAATTCGATAAACATTAACAGTTTAAGTGACGTGACTATAACAAGTCCGTCAAGCGGACAGGTCTTAAAATATAACGGAAGTAGTTGGGTAAATGGAACTGATGCTGGTGGTGCTTCATGGGCAGCATTGACTTCTACTAATACTGCAATCAGAACGTTAGTTGGACAAAACTTAGCAAACACTAATGCTTATATTGCATCAGTATCTGCTACTGAAAGATCTGCTTTAGCAAACACCAATGCTTATATTGCCACAAAAGTATCATCCTCCAATCCAAGTTTTACTGGTACTTTTCAAGTTACAGGACCAACTAGTGGTAACGGAGAAATATATCTAACAGATGGTGATAATACTGGACTAGGAAATTCTCTTTTAATCAAAAAGGCAGGATCAGAGGCATATATCAATAATAGATCTGCTGGTGCTTTAAACTTTTGGACAAATAATGGTTCTCGAGTTGTAATAGATTCTATTGGTAGAACTAAAATAGGTGATGGTCTTGGACCAAACTATTTACTTGATGTTGTGACAAGTGATGGAGACTCTGTAGTCCAAGTTAAAACTGCTGGAACTGATGCAACAGATGATACCATTATAAGAAATGTAATTGGTGGAACTTCTGCAAAAAATTATATCAACTTCGGTGACTCTGCTGATGATGATATCGGTGGTATAATTTACGATCACGGAACAGATGCATTAAGTATTAATGTAAATGCTTCTGAACAGATGCGTATTAGCAGCAGTGGCATTGTTACCAAACCAAATCATCCAATGTTTAGGGTACGTCCAAGTACAAACCCTGCTCATGGAACAACTGATACTAAAATAGCATTAAACACAGAAGCATTTGACGTTGGAAGCAATTTTGATACTTCAAATTATAGATTTGTTGCTCCTGTTGCTGGCAAATATTGGTTTACTTATAGTACATTGATTCAGGTTGGTTCTGGAACAGGTAACTATGTTAGAGCTTGGTTTTATAAAAACGGTTCTGCGTATAGCGATGGCCTTGGCGACAACGGTACATATGGAGCTTACCAAAGATTAACAATTTCAGATAGTATAGACCTTGCAGCAAATGATTATGTTGAAGTGTATGCAATGGGTGCTACAAGCGGTGCATTTACATATGGATCATATACATGGTTAGCTGGATTTTTAATAGGATAAGAAAATGGCAGATTATACAGTTACATTAACAGACGCAGAAGATAAGTCGCTAAGATATGCGGCAGCGTCTGCACAAGATTGGATTGACAATGCGGCAAAAAATAGAGCTCGCATTGCTAAAAAAGAAATTATTGCAAAACTTGTAGCACACTGTA